AATCCGCTCCAGCACTGGCATACGTACCAAAGGGGGACACCTTCTGAACCTCTCCGCACGCGAGGTTGGCTTTGTATTCCTTGGAACGAGAACCTTCTGGGACGAATGAGACGATCAGCTGTTGAGCTTCCAGCCGCTGGAGCGATTTCTTGATTGCGGCAGCAGAGCCAGCAATGACTGCATCAGCCAGCAGATCGGTCTTGGAACGGGATTCGGGATAAGCCGTCCGAAGGCGATTGAGCACGCGACCACGAACTGATGATGGAGCGGTGTCATCAGGATCCATCTCAGGCGTGAAGTCAGAGATGTAGAAGTTGAGGTCATCGTCCTGACCAAGGATCAGATGGGTGCCAGAGCGGCCTGAGCGGCTCTTCTCCACCTCAATCAACCGTTCATGCCGTTGGACCTGTTGTTGCTGCTTGGAGCGCTTCTGCGGATCAGTCTCTGGGCGCTTGAGGCTCCAGGTCTCGTCTACGGCGTCACGGATGGCTGAGGTGCCACGGAAGCCACCGTTTTTGTTGGCGTGATGGATGATCAAGATCGTGGTGGCTGGGAACAGGTCACCGTTGTTCTTGGTCAGCCAGTACAGCGGAGTGGCGAAGTCTGATTTGTTTTCATCGAACGCCTTGCCGCCGGAGCAGCCAATCAGCGAGTCGATGACGACCAGCTTGGGCTTGTAGGTCTCCATCAGCTTGATGAACTGGGCGTAGCGCTGAAGCTGCCAGTCCGTCTGGATGTAGGTGTCAGAGGTGATGGGGAAGTCAGCTTCGATGAGCTGTTCCTTGAGCTGAATCAGAGGCTGATCACCATTTAGCAGCAGGACAGGGCCTTGTTCGATTGGAACGGCAGCGCCACGAACTTTGAATGGGGTGCCAGTTGCGATGTGCTTTGCAAGAGCCCAAGCCGCTGTTGATTTGCCATCACCACCAGCGCCATAGATCAGGATGACTGATGGGTGAGGCAGGACATCGGGGATGAGGTAGCCACGCTTCTCTTCCAGCTCCATCAACTTTTCAACAGTCATCAGGGATTGTGCTTTTTCATAAGCGATCTGATCAACGATCAGTTTTTCAAGGGATGACTGATCGCGATAACCCGCTTGGAGCGCAAGAGAGTTGAGTTTGTAATTGACCTCAGCTGGGTTATCGATTTCAAGGATGCGCTTGGCACGGCGCATGACCTCCTCAAAGTCGAGAGTGGCCTGACGGTATTCCTGAACTTTCTTCTCTTCAGCTGCTTTTACGATCTTTTTTGTGTCTTCCGAAAATCGGTGCCTCTCTGGGTCAGCACGATCAGCCATCCAGATCAGGGTGCCAAGGCCAACGCCAGCGCCCTTGAAGGAGTACCAGGTCTCCTCACAAGGGTTCTCACCATCAGCCCACTCATGGGCGAAGTCAGGGTCCTCTGAGGACCAAGCTGACCAGAGAACAAGACCAAGGTCGTTGGGCAGAGCGGAGTGAATCGCCATGCCAACCTTGACCCAATGATCACGGCTGCCTTTGCCTTGGGTCGGAATGACCTTGAGGCAATCGTTGATGATCTGACAGACCTCATCTTGGGTCCGATCAGTGAAGTCGAGGTCGCGTTTGATCATGGCCTTAGGCGGCTGTTTCATCTCAGCCAGCAGCCAGTCAGGTGCGACAGGGATGCGGTTTAAATCACCTTCTAGATGGTATTGCCCTGGTACGGAAACTTTGCCACCGGGATAAGCGCCATAGATAACGCCCTGACGTTTGCTGTTCCAGAGGATTTCGTAATCATCGTCATCACCAAGGCCACGACCTTCGACTTCATTCCAGAGGTTTTCTGGAACGCGGAAGATGTATTTGGCGGCGTTCTTCTTGGTTGACGTGACCTTTGGAGCGCCATGGAGGGTGTCACCCCAGCGAGCGACGACTTTGTTGAGGTTGCGATCAACGTCAAGGATGACGATGCCATTGCCACGGATGCCGGTGAAGATTCCAACGGCTTGAATGTCAGGGTTGCGCTGAGCGGCGAGGGCAACGTCTGCTGGACCCAGCTTGAAGTCAAAGGACTCTTGGGTCGGGTTCTTGCCGCCTGCCAGCTTGCCGGAGGGCATCTTGGCTCCCTTGCGGTAGATGGCGGCGTAGACCAGCGCTTCAGGCAGCGCCTTGACGAAATCCGAAAACATCGTGTATTATTCGAGAGTTGTGTGTATGATTCCCGACCATTTCTCGCTTGAGCTGGGCGAGAAGCGGTCGGGATTTTTTTATCCTACCGCAACTTGACAACCCCATCAGACTCGATCTACCTTGCTGAAGCGTCAACTTTTGGCGCGGCAACTAAAAAGGCAACTCAACGTGAATCTTTCCGATTCTTATCTCTCAATTCTCAACAGCGAAAACGAAGGAGGCTCTTCAAACGAGAGTTATCTGCGTTACACAAAGCTCGAACAGGGCAAGCCTGCAAATTTTGCATTGCTTGAGCAAGACCCGCTCTGCTACTGGCTTGTCTGGGGCGTTGATGCAAACGAGAAGATGAAACCTTTTCGTTTCATGACGCAACCAACGGCTGAAGAAATCAAGCTCGAACTGGGCTCTGATTACAGCCAATGCCTCAACTATGACAAGACCGCAGTGCGTAAGCCTGTCGAATGTCTGACCTGGCCTGTTTATAACTGGGACACAAATTCAGTCCAAGTTCTTGAAGTTTCCCACGTTTCATTGGGACGGCAGTTTGCCAAATATGGCCTGAACAAAAAGTACAGCAAAAATCTGCTGGACTGGGACTTCGAGCTGTCGAAGATCAAGGCCGACATGGTGCGGTACGAGCTGCTGATCGTTCCCCGTGACGAAGACGAGCACGATGAGGTCGCGATGGCGAAAGCCTGGAAAGCTGTCGAGCGAGACGGCTTCGATTTGAATCGGATCGTGGTTGGCGGTGATCCGTTCAGCGAGGGTTGAGCTGTGGAACTAAACGCTAGAAATGCGTTGGAATCCATAGATGAATCCTTGGATTGCATTGCTCGCAACCTTCCTGAGACTTCAAGGTTTGACACTGGTGATCTTGAGGCGGCCATTCTCAATGGATTTTCCAAGCTTGGTCCCGCCTTAGGGGGTCAATGGTTCGACAAAAGTTTGGAGAACATTGATGGCCACCTGAACGAGATCCGAGTCGCCACGGATATGCAAAGCGAGTGGATTCACGACATTCACGTCTCTCTACGTCATCTGGCTGAGTTAAAAGCTGGCCGCAAGCTTGACGGTTACTGGGAAGACGTTGACGAGTGAAGTTGGAGCGGGGGCCTTGCGCCCCTTCTCTTTGCATGTAAATTAGTCTCGGGTAGATGCGTCTATGGAACCACCCAAGACAGTTACAACATTCATGGAAGACGGCTGTCATCAATGACGACTGAAGCTGATCCGCAGAACATTTTGGCTTCGCTGCGCAACTGGCAGCTGGAGCAAGACAACTCAGGCCGATTCCGTGTTTACAGGGATCAACATGGGCAGATTTATCACTCTGTCACCCATATTCTGAAGAACACTGCCCCTCAATCACAGAAGGATGCTTTGGAGCGCTGGTCACAACGTGCTGGCAGTGGTTTGGAGCGTGACCTTGCTTGTGACCGTGGCACCGTTGCTCATGAGCATTGTGAATATGTACTCAAGACCGCAGCAAAGCTGGCTCGACAGAGCGCTAACAAGAAGGGTTCATGGAAGGTCTGGGATGATGGATTGGCTCGCCCTCCAAAGGCAGTTACCAACTGGGCACTCAAGAAAGCGAAGGAAGGATCACCGCAAGTGGCGTGGCCGGCCCGTGAGTACGCCAGAGGTTTATCCGACTGGTTGGTGAGCGGAACGAGTTCAGCGTTAGCAGTGATGAAGGGTTTGCTGGAACGGCTGATGCCCTGATCGACACTCCACTTGGCCTGACAATCTGCGACTTCAAGACGACGAGCCGCGAAGCTGATAAACCAGAGGCGTGGCTAAAGGATCACCAGGATCAGCTCGGTGCTTATAGCCTTGCCTTACGTGAACGGGCTGGGATTCGTGTTAGTGCTGGAGCGGTAGTTATTGCGAAGCCAAACGGCAATGTCCAGCTGAGGATGCTGTCGGAGCTTGAGATGAGAGGCTGCGAAGCCAGGTGGACTGAGCGGAACAACTTGTATAAGGAGATGTTGTTGAGCGGCGAGGTTATGTAGTGGAGGAAGCGTTCGACCTGTTGTATCGAGGCAAATGCAATGTCTGGGCTGCAGCAGAAAAAGCAGGCGTCTCACCGGAAGAGATGAAACGCCTGTTCAGGGGTTATGTGGCGGAGCGTCCGATTGATGTGAACGACCCGGATGTGTGGCTTGGAGACGTGGAACTAGGTTGGCCCTGGGTCTGAATCCTTCGCCACCGTAGGTGGCTCGGATATACATTCCTCCATTGCACGGCGTTCGTAATAACGCTTCAAGCGGAGGCAATCATTGGCGCGGACGAAGTTGCCTTGTTCTTCAAAAATGATTGCCCGAGCCGCTTCATAACGAATGGCCTTAGGCAATAGATCTGTTGGAACGCGAGACCCTTCAGGGGAATACTTGTTGCCATTGAGAATGCTGCTCATGAGTTGTACTTGCGGTTGTAAGCGGCGGTGTGCATTTCATCCAGGGTGACGGGAGGTTCACCACCGGAGTTGTCCCAAAGGTGTTGGGGCGTTGGGTCAAAGTCAAGTTCATTCTCTAGTTGGGGAATGATTTCATCTTCCAAAAGAGATCGCATGGAATGGGTCAAGTGTTCATCCATTTGATGGCGTTTGTCTTCGCGTTGAACAATGGCTTTGAGATCTTTGAGGATGTTCTCAACGTGGGTGTACTCGTTAATCATTTGAGATCAGAAGGAGGTTTGATGGGTTTTTGAAGAAGAATCGCGACGATGCACATGGCAGCCACGACACCAGGCGTTTGATACAAGTGGAACGGGAGCTTTGATCCGCAGCTAAACACCAGTCCAGAAGAGGTTGCGATGACGACATCAGTTAACAACTCATCATTGGACGTTAAATCTTCCCAGTTTTCAACGAGGTGCTGGCTAAAAACAAAGGCAGTGCCATAGCGTTTTGCTGCTGCTGTGCCTTCGATAACCCGTCCGTGAACATGGTTTAGATCAATGCCAGCGTGTTCAAGTCCAGCTTGGAGAACATTTCTGAACTCCTCGACATTTTCGGAGAGTGTGGTGTTAGTCATGATTCCCAGTCGAGTTCGTTGATTAGTTGTGTGGACAGATGCTCAGCGTCAGTGTTCTGCACAAGATCTTGCAAGTCGCGGTGAACCAGCTTTGAGCAGAACTCAATGCGTTCTATCGGGCTGTGTTCAAGGTGAGTTGATGCCTTGGCTTTTGCTCTGCCCATAATGCAGGAGAGCAGTTGATTGATGGCTCGATCGGCCTGTTGCGGTGTAATCATGTGGAACGGTATGAGACAAACGTCTCAAAAGGTTTGAGACAACCCGCCCATGCGGGCGAGTCTTTCGTACTCCCGCACAAGGCGGGCATAGTCTTGGACATTGCCTTGCTCAAAGGCATCAATGAGCAGCTGTTTTGTCATCCGCATTAACGGATCACGATCCTCCAGTGTGATTTGTGGAACGGGGTCTGCTTCGATCTTGTGATCTTCAATCTCCCGTGCTTGGTCTGCTTCATCGACATCGCGGTAAGCGGTCGGACGGCTCAGGCCGTATTTGCGCTGGAGCGTTGCGGCTACATCAGCCTTGCGGCAACCAAGGTCTAGAAGCTTCTTGGCGTGGTCTTGGTGCGCTTGTTTGACCTCTGGCAGGCGTTTGCTCATTTGAGCCCCCTATTGCGCTCACGGGCGTCAGGGATTGAATCCAGGTAGTCCTGCCATTCAGCCTGTTTCCGTCGTTCTTCTATCTCCTCCTCAGATTCAGGGGGCCATGGCTCTTGCAGCTCACACGGCAGGAGGTCGTCGATGTCGTCAGTGCGGATGGTCATGCAGGCAGCCCCTCGAAGTAAGCGAGGCAGGCTTCAACAGCGTCCTTTACGGCGTTGAATTGCACTTCATCGTCCATCAAGCAGGCAATATCAGTAGCCAGCTCTTGCGCTTTTGTGGCCTGTTCATTGTTTGATGCTGTCACTGCCAACAGCAGGGTTCCCGCTAGGGCTGCTGCATGTGTCTTGGGTTTGTAGTCTTGGGACATTGTTGTGGGTGTTGTTGATTGGAACGGAAGGAATACCTCTCCCCGGATGAACTCGAATTAGTCCTCGAAGCGTTGCACTGCTACAAGGGTTCATCGGATGGACGGAAGCACGCGGGACGATTGACCTGGCTCCGGGAGAAGTTTGTGCGCTGCCGTGTGGAACGGACGACGATCCATTCGACAGCTGGTGAGCCCTAGACCTGGGTCATCTTTACGGGCAGTTGAACCGGGACATAGACCACACCGCACGTATCGGCGTTGATATGTGGTCCCGTCCACTCGTTGTACGTGCAGGGCAGAGCTTTTCGGGCACTGGCTCGGACGTAGTGCCCAGCTGGCACGGATTCAGTGGCAGACTCTTCAGTCACTTCAAATACGTGGCCGGGTTTGACGTGGCGGAAGCGGAAAATTTCCGTGTGGTGGTACGTGGCGGGAATGGTGTTCATGGGTCAGCAAATTGCAGTGGCTCGGGTGTTGTAGACCTGTTGGATCGGATAGCGGGAACCCTCCATCTCCTTGTCGCTGTACACATACAACGCACAACCGCGTGGGTCTCCTTGGTGGTAAATCTTCAGGTTGAACCGTGCAGCGGTCCCACGAGCCAGGCTTAGCCAGTGCTCTTCATCGATCAATGATCCGCCAAGGTTGCACTGGTCTTCAGCCCAAGCGTGCAGCTGGCGCTCACACTCCCGCAGTCGGGTCCACGCGTAGTGGGTGAGCCTGTGCTCTCGGTAAAGAAATTGTTTGTTGGTCATTGTGTTTCAGGGATAGGAAACGAAATAATGGGCCACAGCTGTAGGAATACCAGACAAGTTCAACCGTCCGTTCTGCTCATCGCAGAAGTCCTCAGCGTCATCCGATGACCAGAAGCGGCCAACGTATTGCGTCAGACAGTTGCGCTAGCCCGACATGCCATAGCGTGCCGATCATGCCAACCGTAAACAGTGCCATGCATCCATCGTGGATGGCCTTCTCAAGTGTTCGGCTCATCTCAGAAGCTCTCCTCATTGTCGTCTCCGATCTGCTCTAACAGTTCGTAAAAGTCCTCAGTCCACATGTCGATGGACAGCGAACTGCCGCCAAATAAGTCCTCATGGAATGGCACGGAGACCCGCACCTTGGTGTCGTTGTAAAGCATTGGTTTAGCGTTGTTTGTGGTTGGCTCTCTCTCACATAGTGACAGCGATGCTGTAAAGGCACGATGTGGTGAGAATGTAGGCGACCGCTGGCAGGATTAACCCGGCTTGGTCGCCTGTTTTGTTGGATCGGTGTCAGGCGTTGATTTTGTGCTTTTCGTCCTCGATGAACTCGCGGAGCTTCGCAACAGACCGCTCGAGCGGCTCGAGGTATTTGGGCATCTCATCGCTGTTGCGGTATTTGATGCAGTCGATGTATGAGCAGACAGCCAGCAACAGGTCGTGCTCATTGAGGGTGTTGAGCGTTACCTGCTCGTCACCCATGGAAGCGTTAACGGCAGTGCGGTGGATCGTGACGCTCGACTGGTTTTCGAAGTTGTAGCGCGTGGCCTTTTCGACTTGCATTGTGTTGTGTGTTGTGTGTTGTGTGTTGGGCGAGAGTGGTTGTTTCCCTCGCTTGATTCATATCCTACAGCATCGGGCCCGGCTGTGAACCCCTGCTGAGGATTTTTCTGATAAGTGTTGATTATGAATGACATTTCCTGATGCATGCGCACGAGTTCTCAACAACTCAGTGCAGTTGATTCTCAACAAGGCCGCGTTTTTGATTCTCATTAGTGGGGGCGTAACTGCGAAAATTCTAGCCGCCTGCGTCTCGCGGGGAACCTAAACATATATTCGATAAACAGTTCTTTTGTATTAAAAAAGCCCCCCAGAGTTGGGAGGCGGGGGGAGGGGGTTGAGTCCGCTGGAACGTCAGTCGGGCTTGTCTTGAATTTTGATGGTCAATTCAGGAGCTTGGATATTGACGGTTTCGGTGGACTCACCGATGACACGTCCAATGGAGTCAAGAACCTGCGTTGCCGTTTGCAGCTGCCCCTTCTTCAATGCCTGATGAAAGAGTTTGGTACGCATGTGCTGGAGACGAGCCAGCATATTTTCGCGATCATTTTTCCAGTCTTCATCAACGAGCTGTTTTACGGCTGCCCAATCGCGCCAAGCAGTTTTAATTGAGACCTGTTCTTTATCGGCGTGATCGTAAACAAGTGCCCGAGCGGAGAGACCATCGAGTTGACGACGATACAAGCGCCTAACACGGGCTTCTACAACAGCATCAGGCGATCGTCCAACGGTCATTGCCTTAATTGATTACCTTTCCTCGATACTACCCCTTGCTGAAGCGGTTTGAAGGGGGGTAGGGGTTGAAAACCTCCGTTATTGTGGAGCGCATGGCAGTAAAAGAGCAACCGATTGAGCTTCGCTGGGCGCAAGGCGAAGTATTCAAATGCGACAAACGCTTCAGGGTGTTAGTTGCAGGCCGCAGATTCGGCAAATCGTATTTGGCTTGTGTTGAGCTGTTGCGTGGAGCGTTAAACGCACCGGGGGAGACGTTTTTTTATTGCGCCCCAACGTATCGGATGGCGAAGGATATTGCGTGGCGAGCGTTAAAGAAGCTGGTTCCGAAGGTTTGGATCCATAGTAAGAACGAAACCGACCTACGAATTGAGCTAATCAACGGTTCAACGATTGAGTTGAAGGGCACCGAGAACGCAATGGCGTTGCGGGGCCGGAGTTTAAGCGGCGTCGTACTGGACGAAGCTGCATTTATGGATCCGGAGGTGTGGTTTGAGGTGATTCGACCTGCTTTGGCGGACAAAGAGGGCTGGGCGTTATTTATTTCAACGCCTGATGGAACGGCAAGTTGGTTTTACGATCTTTGGTGTTATGTAGAGGAGGATCCGAAGCAATTATGGGAACGATGGAGTTATACAACGATTGAAGGAGGAAATGTCAGCAAGCACGAGGTCGAAGCAGCCCGCGCTCAACTTGATTCGCGCACGTTCCGCCAGGAATTCGAAGCGTCGTTCGAGAACCTCACCGGATTGGTCGCCATCAGCTTCTCCGACGACAACATTTCCACCGACGCGAAGGATATCTCGATCCAGCCGTTGCTGCTAGGCGTTGACTTCAACGTGGATCCCATGTCTGGCATCTGCGCGGTCAAGGATCAAGACACGTTGTACGTGTTTGACGAGATCATGCTGACTGGCGGGGCCACGACCTGGGATTTTGCGGAGGAAGTTACCCGTCGATATGGGGTGGATCGTCGGGTTATTGCCTGTCCTGACCCTACGGGTGGAGCGCGAAAGACAAGTGGTGTGGGTGTGACGGACCACGCAATCCTCAGGCGCAGTGGTTTTACGGTTCAATCACCGCGATCACCGTGGAAGATTCGAGACAAGATCACGGCAGTCAACACTGGTTTGATGGATGCAACTGGAGCGCGACGGGTCAAGATCCACCCGCGTTGCAAGGAGCTAATCAAGTCGTTGCGGACATTGACCTATGCCCCTGGAACGGGGTTACCGAACAAGAATTTAGGAGTGGACCACGCCTTTGACGCTTTCGGGTATTTGGTGTTGCAGCAATTTAACCTTGCAAAACCTGAAACTTTGGGGACGACAAGCTATCGGCTTTACTAGGATGTCTGGGTAACTTTGCCAAAAGGCGAAGGACAAGTCACTTGCAGCGGATCAGGTGTGAGGGGTGCGGATGCGTGAGTCGGCCCTAGTCCGCAATCATTTGGGCCGTTAGACTGGGTTTGTCGTCGCAATTTGCGTCATGCCTGGTCATTACGGACACGGTGGCAAGAAAAAGCCTAAGGGCAAAAAGAAGGGCAGCAAAAAGATGTGAGCTTTAGGTTGTAACTAACGCAATTTTCGTCATGGCACCCAAAAAACGCGGTCTTTACGCCAATATCGCGGCCAAACGGCGTCGAATTAAGGCAGGTTCGGGCGAAAAAATGCGTAAACCGGGTGATCCGGGCGCTCCAACGGCAAAAAACTTCAAACAAGCCGCCAAAACGGCTAAAAAACGCAAGCCCAAGGGTAAAAAATAATGGCCAGCATCGGAACAACCATCACAGACCGTTTCACCAACACGGTGGAGTTCACTGGCAACGCAATGAGTTCAGTGGATGACTGGTTTCAGGTCCACGCACACTCTAGTGAATACTCTTTTGCCGCAAATGTAACCAGTACTGCCAACTTTACTATTGCATTGGAGGCAAACTTCAACGGCAACGGCAACTGGTTCACGATTGACACCAGCAAAACAATCAATGCTGCGGGTCAATACGTTTATTTTTACACCGGTAGAGCCGCTACGTTGATTCGGATGCGGATTGCGTCCATTTCATCTGGCACGGTAGCTTTAACGCCGCATATCGTCGTGGCTTACCACGGTTAAAGAGTTAGACTAAGGGTTATAGACCCTTCCTATGTCTAATCATGGCCATCCTTCGCGGAGAGCAAGGTGCGGTCCAGTTTGACGCCGCTGGTTCTACCAACGCCACTATTGTTGGAACCCGCAGCTGGACGCTGAACATCACCAAAGACACGTTGGACGTTACCGATCACGGTGACACCTTCCGTGCATTTGTCGGCAGCATGATCAGCGGTTCTGGCACCGTTGAACTGGTGTACGACCCAGATGCAACTGGTCAGGCTGCATTTATTGAAGACGTGATTACTGCTGCAGACCCTGCAGACGCCACGTTTGAGCTGTTTACCACCGGCACCACCTCCGGCACTGACAGCGTGAGCTTTGCGGGCATTATCACCAGCATGGATATTGCATCCACTGTTGGCGATTTGGTCGTTGCTACCTGCAACTTCGTCACCAGCGGTGCCATCACCTCCAACCTTGAATAAGGGTTGATCTGATGGCCAAAATCGAACGTGGCGGCCATGTTTTTGATGGCTACAACAAGCCGATCCGTACCCCTGGGCATTCCAGTGGTAAATCCCATGCTGTTGTTATCAAAGACAACGGCAAGGATCGGTTAATTCGATTTGGCCAGCAGGGTGCCAAAACAGCAGGCAAGCCAAAGCCTGGTGAAAGCGAAGCGATGAAAAAGAAACGTGCTGCTTTTAAGAAGCGACACGCCAAAAACATCGCCAAAGGCAAGACCAGTGCTGCTTATTGGGCAAATCGCGTGAAATGGTGACATGACCTACTCCGTTCCCGGTCTCGTTAGAACGCATCTCGTCAGCTCTTCCTATATGGGAAGTGTTGATAGTCCGTTTGTGCGAACACGGGCTGTGATCGACCAGATGAAGGGCTGGGAGATCATGAAAGCCGTGGTTTCTGGGACGGAGTACCTGCGTGAAAACTGCGAAACATTCCTCCCGTTAGAGCCAAGGGAGGACTACACCGCATATCTGGCGCGGGTCAATCGAGCAGTTTTTACGCCGTACACGCAGCGATTGATTCGAGCGGCAACAGGCTTAATTCTGCGTAAACCAATCAGCGTTACAGGTGATCCGTACTGGACTGAAGTTTTTAACAAGGATGTTGACGGTTGCGGTTCTGATCTGGATGAGTACGCACGTCGACTTGTCACTTGTGCTTTGACCTACGGTCATTCTCACGTTCTTGTTGATTTTCCTGCTCCATCAAGCGCACGAAGCCTTGCAGAAGAGCGTGCTCTGAATCGTCGTCCTTATTGGATTGAGGTCGATCCAACCAACGTTTATGGCTGGCGATTAGATCGCGAAGCAAATTATGGCAGTTTGACGCAAGTTCGCATTGGCGAAAAAGCAGTTGTTGCTGACGGCGAGTTTGGCGAAAAAGTTTATGACCAAGTACGTGTCATCGAGTCAGGTCGTTATCGCGTCTTTCGCCAGGAAGAGCAAAAACTCGAAATGCAAGGGCCATTTCCATACCCCGCTTCGTTCGATCAATCCGACGCTACGTCGGAGTACGAGTTGGTTGAGTCTGGCGATTTCTCACTTGGTCAAATTCCGCTGGTAACGATCTACGCGGATAAGAAAGACACAATGACGAGCCGTCCGCCGTTACTGGATATTGCTCATTTGAATCTGGCTCACTTCCAGAGACAAGCAGATTTGATTCATAGCCTGCATATTGCATCTCAACCGATGTTGGTGCTTGAGGGCTGGGATGATCAAACGAAGGACATGGCTATCAGCGTTAATTACGCGATGGCGACCCAGCCGGGTAACAAGGTCTATTACGTGGAGCCTGCATCAAGCGCGTTTGAAGCGCAGACATCGGAAATCCAAGAGCTTCAACAGCAGATGGCGACGTTAGGGATCAGCACGTTGAGCCAACAGAAGTTTGTTGCTGAATCTGCTGACGCCCGCCGCCTGGATCGGATTGACACCAACTCGATGCTGTCGATGGTATCGATGGATCTGGAGTCCGGCTTGCAAAAGGCTTACAACCTTGCTGCTGATTACTTGGGTCTCGAACCGCCTGAGGTAAAGATCAGCCGTGACTTTGACCTGCAACGTTTAATTGGTCAGGACATTGCAGCGATGGCACAGCTGTTCGAGAATGAAGTTATCGACCGCGAGGAGTTCCGGGACATGCTGGTACAGGGCGAAATTTTGCCTACAGCAGCAGAGGCTCAAGAGAGCGGTACAGTAGAGGAGTAATAGCTTTCGTTCCCATGGGACTTCGTTTTGAGGAAATCAATCCTCCCAAAAAAGAAGAAA